TTCCAATATAAGCAGATTGTATAGTTTAATTACCCGCACCGGGGGTTAGCAAAGGAAATTCTGGTCCAATAAGGAATGCGTATGTTGCATCTGGTGGAATGCTGACCGTCTTAGTAACTGCATTTGATGTAATTACTAATACCTGATACCTATCAATCGAAGCTAGTTTTAATGTCGTGCCTGTTTGGCTATTGAGAGTAAAGGCCACCAGACCGTTAAACATAGCCGCTGATAGGACATCGCCTGTTGAGGCTGGGAATCCTGTTGCCATTTATTGCTCCTTTACCATGCTAGACGAGATACGCCTAGTATACCGAACTCTGAGTTGCCAATGATGAAACCATCGGTTATTGGCTCCATCGTGGTGAAAGTAGTGAACCACTTATTAGGCTGGATGTCGTGGGCTACACCCTGCACTTGAATGGTCTTAGTAATTGTATCGCCATTTGGCTGAATGTTAGAGATTGTGACATTGCTGAAATAGTCAAGGCTAAGAGCTGCCGTAACCCCAGCCGCATAGTCTGGAGTAGTCAGGTCAAGAGTCATGGAGTCGATGCGGATGGTGGTGTCCTTGCGACTGTTCACATAGGTGGTAGCCAGATTCATGGCTTCCTCATCTGTAGCAATAGGCAGGTTCTGTGCGCTAGTGCTGTGCAGGAAATAAGTGTCCACGCTGGCTGCATCTGTGTGGCTTTGCACATTGCTGCTTCCATAGCGTTGAATGTTGGCTTGGTTAATAATGAGCTTGTCATCAAAGGCAAACTTGATCCCAGCATAAGGGATGCCGCCTGTTTGATTAAAGACTGTAGGTGTATCGTCAATGCTTGCAATAGTGCTAGATCGGCTCTTAAATACAGCGTTACCATCTGGGCTCATGTAGAACGCGCCTAGCTCACTAAACTCAGCAGAACGAATAGCAGCCAGAGCCACGCGAGATTGACCAGAATCGGCTGAACAGATGGTGTCACCTGTATCGATGCTTCTCATAGAGTTAGGCCATGAAAGCTGCGAAAGGATGCGATTGATGCGAGTGCCTGTGTCTTGCTCTGTATTGGCATCTGCCACAGTTGAGATAGCAGCAAGGTTGAAGATCTTGAAAGCATCATAAGAGACAATAGTTACATAGCCAATTTCCTGCCCTGTTGGGTAGGTGTATCGATACTCAGATGTGTAGCCTGAGAATAGATAGTAAGTATTGCCTGAGTATGTCGCAGTAATCTGGATCTTGCGTAAAGGCTTTAGATAGCCATAAATGGGTGAGCTTGTATTTTGTGGGTTGAAATCACCATTGGGATCTAGGATCTTGACTGATGCAGTTCCAGCATTGTAAGAATCAGTCATAAGGTCACGACCACGCCTGATTCCTACTTGTGTAGTTTGTGTAGAGTAATCAATAATTAAAGCCTGTGCGTTGCTTCCAGCAAGTTCAGATACGCCAAGGATACCCTTGACTGGATCACCAATGGTGAAAGGATAGCCGTAAGTAGGGCCATCACTAAAGTTGATCGTTACCCCGATGGTTGCTGGAAGTGCCATTAAACAGCGACCAATCGATCAATAGACCCAACAATAGCAACATTTCCACTAATGGCAGAAGCGTTCATGGCATCGATAATGGATTGCTTTAAGTCTTGCTCTGTTGTGACAGTACCTTCCACCACAACATTAACTGTAGTAGTTGGGCTTACTGGTGGAGTTGTTGGTGTAACTGGTGGGAGTCCGCTAATAGTGCCTGTTATGCCCATAGAAGCTGCTGCCTGTGCAGCGTAACGAGAACCTGATAAAGCCTGAGCAAAAGATGCTCCACCAAGCAGACCCATAGCCAATGAGTTTTGAGCAAGGGTATTAGTCAATTGAATAGATTGACCCTCAATCTCAATAAGTGCCCGCTGAACACCATCTAAGCCAATTTCCCATGCAATAAAAGGATTCCCTGCATCCATTGAGTAAACATCATTGAGAGTGGATTGAAGCTCTGTTACTTTGCCTTGAACCTCATTGAGCATTTTTGTGTACTTTTCAATGTCTTCAATGTTTTCTTCTTGAATGGCTTTAAGCAAGAACAAGCGGATTTTTTCTTCTTCGCTAATCTTGCCTTTAAGGGCTGCTTCAATCTGAATTTTTTGTAGATCAAAAATAGCCTTAGCCTTAGCGATCTTTAATTGATCCTGAGAAGCCTTAACATTCTTCTTAGTCAAAGCTGCTAATTCTTTAGCTCGCTTAGCCGCATCTGCTTCTGCCTTCTTTTCAGCAGCCAATCGCTTTGCGTATCCACCATCGCCTGAACTAGGGAAGAATAACTTGCCTGTGTTCATAGGTGCTTGTGGGGCTCTATTCTTTAGAGCATTACCTATTGCACCAATAGCAACCGCTGCAACACCTATAGCGGTAAGCCATGGAGCCCAAGCTGCCATAATTGCTATACCTGCTGCCACAAGAATCGGCTGAGCAATCTTGACTTTTTCAATCAAATAACCGAATCCAGTAATGGTGTTAGTGATCTTGATGGATAGATTCTCAATTGTCTTTGCTGCTCCGCCTGCTCCTGACTCACCAGAGAAAGCACCTAACGCTTGAACCAAGCCGCCGCCAATTCGCTCTTTAGCTTGGTTGCTAACTTCCGAAAGGATTGCCATCTGACCAGTAAGAGTCTTAGCAGCTTCATCGGCAGAGCCTAGTGTCTGGCTTCCAATCTTCTCTAGGATCTCATCAAAGGACATGGAGGCTAATTCAGCCTTTGTCAAGCCTAATCGGTATTGATTTAATCCTTTTGTATTTCCTACATAAGCATTAGCAAGATCCTTGGCAACAGATGCAACATCTGCATTACGAGATGCCGCTAAGTCAAGTGCGACATTCATGATCTTAGTTGATCGAGATACCGATCCAGTTGCAGTCAGTAATGCTTGAAGGGCTGGCACAGCTTGATCGCCTGTTACGCCATAAAGCGCGCCAATCTTCTGGACATAGGCATCGATCTCTGGAGCAGCAAAGGCTAAGCCTAGATTCTTAACTGTGTTAGTTAGTTGCTGAGTCTCGCGCTGAGCATCTGCAAAGTCTCTAATCGTGGTCTTGATTGCATAGCCTAAAGCAGCTCCACCGAAAGCAATGCCGAAAGATTGACCTAAAGACTTGACTGTCTTGTTAAGTTTTGTGGCTGCTGTGTCTGCTTGCTTAAATGCGTTCTTGCCTAAGAACTCGGCAATAATCTTAATGTCAATGTTTGACTGTGTAGCCATTATGCAACCTTCCTAACACCGCGAGTGATTGCTCCGCCTGTCTTAGATTGAAAGAGAGCATTGGTTCTAAGGACTGCTTTGATCATGGCATCCTGAGTCTTGCCTTCATCTTCTGCCCAAGCGCGATAAATCAAGCGACCTTTATCTGCGCCCTTGCCCTTCATCTCGCCACCCATAGCAGCGTTGAAATCGCGACCTGCATACTTGTTAATAGAATGAGAATACTTGCTACCTGCTGGGCCTTTAGGGCCTACCCAAGGCTGACCAAAAGGATTCTTGCGGCCTGCTGTTTCATAGATAGCACCTGCTGCTGTTGCGTTCACAATACGAACGCTAGAAGAAAAGCCTCGGTTATTCTTTTTAGATCTTGCTGTGCTAAAGCGAATACCGCGCTTAACTAAAGCACCATTGTAAGAAGGGAAGCGACCACCCTCACGACCCCAATTGCTTAAAGGTGGAAGTGCAGGGGCATAGCCTCTAGCCTTTGTGACTATCGGCTTTGCCAATCCTGTCAATTCCTTCTTTAGAGCTTTGTCAAGATCTGGAGCATAATCCTTTAAGGCTTTACGGAGTTCATTTACGCCTGCGAACTCGACTGGCATCTTCTGACTCCTTTGCTTCATCTTTAAGACCTTGCAGCAATGCTTGAATCATTACTGGGTCTAGCTCTAATAAATGGTGTGGCGCGATTCCTAACCTTATGCTTAGCCTAGCAATGAGGTAGGTGAATGGGAGATCGCGCTTTAAGACAAAGGGTCTGAATCAAGCACCTCAACACTTTTGAGTGTCTCGATGAAATCCATACCGAAAGGCTTAACAGTTTCACCTGATCTGCGTGTGACTTCCCACGCAAGCCAATACACCGAACTCTGCATTTCATCATCACGAAATGCCTTATGAAAACCCTTTTTAGCGTGTAACTCGAATGCGTATTCCACCGCTGGGGTGATCTCGCCTTCAATAACGCTTCCATCTGTACGAACGATCTTTAGCTTTGCCATGGTTAGCCCCTTAGTTTAGTTGTTTAGAATGAACCTGTTGATGCAACAGCAATTGTTGAGTTGCAGTTCCAAGTTACTGATTGAGTTCCAATGTCTCCAACAGCACCATTGATGTCTGTTGTATTGTTCACTAGAACTGAGAATGTGTAAAGAGGGTTAGTAGCAGATACTGCTGTTCCCTTTTCCTGTAGTAGCACAACAGTTACAGTAGTGCCCCAAGCAGCCTGAAGCGTTGCTAGAACATTCGCTGAAGCTGTGTCGTTTAGGAAGTCGATTGTGACTGATCCTGATTCCAAGCCCTTAACGAACTTGTGTGATGAGTCACCCATCGCTGTTACTTCAAGCTCATCGAATGCGCGGTTAAGTGTTACTGATGTGACATGGTCAGAAAGATCAACAGAATTGACCTTAACGCCGACCAGGTTATTTAGAAATACAGCCATTTAGGTTATTCCTCGTCTTTCTTTGTAGGTGCTGGCTTAGATGGTGCAACCTGTCCGATCTTGATCAGAAAGGCTTCGTTCTCTTTTTCCCAATCGGACATGATTTAACTCCAACTCGTTAGGATTGATACGGACATCTCGCAGCTGAGTAGGTCACCCGAAGCAGCATTGAGAACACTAGGTGCGCTGATTGCGCTTACATTATAGACCAGAGAAGATGCTGCCAGTAGTGCGAACACGCTGACTACAGTATCTTCAATGCCGTTTAGGTTGCCTTCATTATCACACAAAGGCACAGTCATTACAATCTTAACGTTAGCAAAACGGCTAATCGAAATCCGAGT